CTAAAGCACCTCCTCGACCTGGATCGAGCCGCTGCAGGTCGTGGCGCTGGGATGCTGGATGTCGCCGAAAGAGGCGATCCCAAAAAGGGCCGATCGGTGCACAAGCTCCGCGTCGAAGTCGCCGAAAGAGTCATACCGCCGAGGAATCACCAGGCAACGGTGCGACGCCGAGTCTGCGAGGGCTTCGAGCTTCTCGTAGTCGAGCCCGCTGCTCATGCCGCTGCCGTAGTAGGCAGCCTGGCCGCCGCCGATCTCCACGGCGAGCGAGCGCCGCTCCAATCGCGAGACCACGTGCACGCCGCCGGCGTAGCCATGGATGACCTGCCGGTTGCCGGTGCGCCCACGGCGGCGCCGTGCGCGTGCACGCTCGAACCAAGAGGCCGACCATGGCCGGGCCTCACCAGGCTGGATCTCCGTCTCGGCATTCGCCCACGTGACCCCGTCTCGATCGTTGTAGATGCGCCACTGCAGGCCATTGAGGGAATCGAGTGAGCTGCTGCCGATGACGATGTGCCGCACGCGTCCATCCGGCAGCGCCAGTGTGCGCTGACCGATCGAATTGCCGCCGAGGTCGTACGTGTAACCGCCGTCCGCAGGCCGCCGCCCTGTGCAGTCGATGCGAACACCCGAAGGAACACCGACGAGATCGAGCAGGCTGAACACCCACGCTGGCACGGCATTGCTCCAGGAGGCGCGCAGATCGATGTAGTGCGTGATGGAGGGGCTCGATGTGCCCACGCCCGTGATCACGGTCGATTCGCCGGGCTGGCCGTTGTCGAGTCGCACATCAGTCGCGAACTCAGGCGACGTGTCGCTGCCGGCAACGGTCCAGACGATATTTTCGGGGATGCTGTGGGCGTAGATCATGCTCGGGCCTCAACTCCCCGCCGGCGCCCAAGGCGCACGGGTCCAGACGACGACGTTGCCAGTTTGCGCCAGCCGCTTGTCTTTCACCCGCACGATCAGGCACTGCCGGCTGCCTTCGGGGAACCACTGCGGGATCGGCACCAGTGCGACGCGGCCGAGTTCGAACTGCTCGCTGTCGGCTACGTCGAGCGAGAAGAAGCTGCGCGCGATTGAGGCGATCGCGCCGATGCGATTGATTTCGGCCTGCGCGTCGGCGGGCAGCACTAGGCGGGTATCGAGCGGCTCCGCAGTGTCGGCATGCGCAAGGCCGGGCGCCAGTGGCCCGTTGTAGGCCATCACGTACCGATAGCGCTCCGTCAGCTTGCGACGCGCGCGCCAGCCGACAGCGTCGAGATCCGTGGCGAGGTCGCTCTCCCGGAAGACGTGCTCGTTGCGGCGGCAGCCGATGCGGCGAGACAGGCCGGGCATCTGGTCCCACACCGGGACCGGATCGTTCTGGATGTCGCCGGCGGACAGCTCGATGTCGTGCTCGACGGTCTCCGGGTCGATGAGCCGCGCGAACGAAAGCCTGCCGTCTGCTGCCTCGAACCCACTGGCCGTGTAGGCATCGAGCAGCAGGTCCAGGTACTGACGCAGCATGATCTGCTCGGCCGCCCAAAAACCTTGACCTGCGTAGCCGCTGAGCTCGTCGATCGCCTCTGCCGACGTGATGTCCCACAGCGAGCGCGACTTGCGGCAGCGGACCTCGATGCCGACGCGCACCATGTCTGCGAGCGGCATGGCCAGCGCTGCGACTTCGTCGTCGGCCTCCTCTTCGTCCTCAACCGACAGCACCGGTATCTCGATCAGCTGGAACTTCGTTACCACGGCAGGCGTTCCGCCGGCCGCGTTGCCGCGATGGCCCAAATAGACCTGGTGGCTGGTCGCCGGAGAGTAGATGCCGGTGTAGGTGCCGGGCGCCTGCCAGAACAGCACCTCCGAGAGCGGCGAGGTGCTGGTCTGCAGCTGCACCGAGCGCGTCAGAGCGGTGAACTCGGGATACTGCGTCAGCGAGGCGATGACGATCTCGTAGCGGTAGCTCTTGCCGGCCTCCAGCGCGATCGGATCGCTCATGGCGTCGAGCGCGCGCGCCCACACGGCCACGCCGTAGACGTTCTCGAACGCCAGTCCACCGTTGTAGTAGGCGTCGTCGACATCGCTCACCGCCCAGCGCGTCGGTGGGGTCGAGGGCGAGCCGGAGAAGGGATTGCCGATGCCGTCGATCGCGTCGATCGGCGATTCGGGCACGTAGCTGCCGCCGGTAGCGCCGGCGTCGACGGTGATCTGCCCCGGCGTCTCGTTCGCCAGCGTCACCGTCTGCCCGCCATCGCCGATGGTGTAGTCAGGCGCGCTCGGATCGAGTGGGTTGCCGCGATCGCGCACGATGCCGACGCCCTCGGCGCCGACGGCGTCGATCGCGTAGATGCGCTCGCTCTTGTCGAGCAGGCGCGGCGGCGCGCTGAAGGCCGGGCCGATCAACATCGGCCAGTAGAGCCCAGCTGATTCCGGCGTCGCGTCGGGACGGATTCGCCGGCGCAGCATCGGCACCTGAAACTCGGCGAGCGGGCCGCGCAGGTTGATGCGGCGGGTGATGCGGTCGACAGCCTCGACGCTGTCGACAACGTAGCTGCCGAGCGACGTGGCGGTCGACAACGCGGTACCCGCGTCGACGGTGTGCAGGGTCGCCGGTTGATCGCGGTACTCGCCACCGAGTGCTGCATCGAAACGACGCGCCGAGTCCTGGATCTCCACTGTGATGCGCGAGCCTGGCGCGCTGGAATCCCGCGTTCCGCCCCAGATCCAGAAATGCACACCGCGCTCGCGCTCGATGTCGGCGGCGGTGATGCCGGTCTCCCATCGCGTGCGCGGCGGCGTGTCGTCTGCGCCGCTGATGTAGTGCTGCTCGGCAACGCGGATCGCACCAGGCAACGCGGGTGTCTCGTACGTGCCGGCATCGAGGCCCGCTGCCGGATGCTCATAGTCATCCTTGCCGCTGTTCAGCGCCAGCCGGAGGTCGCCGGCGTCGGCCGTGCTGCCGAGGCTGGCTGTGAAGTACCAAGGGCCGTCAGCCATCTCACCAGGAAGTTGCAGCTCGCCGATGACCTCGGGCGTGCCGGAGGGGAACGGCTTGCGATACCAGACCACGGAGCCGCTGCCCTCACCATCGGGCACCAGGCGAACGCCGAGCACGTCACCCAGGGCGCCGACCGAGACGCTGGCCTCGCTGCTGCCGTCGTAGTGTATCTGTCCCTCACCAGGCCGGTAGCCGATGCCGAACTCATCGCCGCCAACGTACGTCGACAGCGAGGCCGTTGCCGTAGTCACGCCGATGCTCACCTTGTTGGCGATCGCCGTGCCGGAGAAGCCGAAGAGTATGAACTCCACGAACGCGTCGAACTCGTCGATCGCAACGGAAACCCTACATGCGCGGTTGATGTCGAGGCTCGGCGCGATCGTCGTAAGGATGTCCCCGCCGCGCTCGATAGCGAGGTCGGTGCCGATTGATCCGGAGTCGAAGATCGCGTAGCGGCGGGTCATGTCAGCGGCCTGTCGGTGTTATTAGGTATGTATTCAGCAGTGCGTGCATGTCTGCCGCCTCTGCGTCGGATAGGGACCCGTCCGTCAGGTAAGCCACGGCGCATCGGCCCTTCCACGCGTAAAGGGTGCTACCGGACGACGCTAAAGACCCCATGACGCATATGTTCGTATCCGCTCCACCGCTACCGGAATTTACCGATGACGTGTTTTCATGCACTAGTACGCCATCCTCAAACAGCTTGCGTGAAGTGTTGCTGCTTTTCTGTCCGTAGTAGTGCGCGCTAGCGGCTGACGTGCCGGCGCCGGCAGGCGCACCGGAAGGGCTCCCCCACCGGAGATACTTCATGCTACTACGCAAGTCCAGAAGGTAGCGATAATCCGGTGACCCTGCGGCGTCATAACATCCAATAGGCTCGACACCAGATCCGAACCCGATGTCGCGCTCCCAAAATCCAAGTCCGCCGTTTATATTGCTCAACGTGCTAACCGAGTCCAGGTCAGCAGGCGTCAAGCCGGTATCAAGCCCTGCATGCTGTTCGGTTGAATTGGTGAGCCCGGATGCCGTCGCGCAATTGCTATCTGTGAACGGCACGCTGCCGGCTAGCGTCGCGGCGCCAACATCCAGGGCATCCCTGAGTGGCACTCTATGCGCTGCAATCGACTCGCCGATTAGTGGCAGGAGGTAGAGAATCTTCGCATTGAAGGACTCTGCCTTGATCGCCTTGATCAGGTCATCCGCGATCGTGATTTCTCCCGATGTAACACTGCCGCCCAATGCTTCGATGCGTGAAATCCAGGTGAGCGTTTCGGTATCAAGTTCCTCCTCTCCAACCTCGAAGCTCTGCTCAAACACCCCGTTCGCGCTGAGCGCGTCCGTGACTTCAATCGATAGCGAATACGGGCTGCCGCTCGAAGCGCCCGCGCTGGGAGTGCCGCTGAGCGTGATTGTGTCGCCAGCCAGGCCGACAGACAGCCCGGCCGGTACTCCGGCCACAGTGCCAAGGGAGTATGGCGCTGTTCCGCCTGAAACCGTCAGGGTTTCGCTATACGCGCCACCATCCGCCGCCGCCGGCAGCGGGTCCCCGGCGAACGTAATGGGCTCAACGGTCGGCGGCGCATCCTTGTACGGGTGATCGACCGGAAGCGCGCTCTGCAACGCGTACTTGTGCGCCAGATAGCCGGTCACTTTGTCTACGTCACCTTCATAGAGTGCATCACCCCCGCCGACGACGATCTCCGGCAGCTTGCCGGGCAGGTACCAGGCGGACGAAATGGCCGATGTGGATGCGATCGCGCCGATACGCATCGAGGTTGAGTCCGTGTCACTGCTGGGGCCTGCGGCGCTGAACTGATCCGTCGCTGACGCGACCAAGCTGCCATTCACCCAAAGTTCCATTTCCCGCGTCGCGTATCGCAGTATTCCGACAACAATCACCCACTCATCGAGATACGCTAGCGGGCTTCCGATCCCGCTCCACGAATCCCCGTCAAGCCTCCGGCCGCCCCAAGAAATTGTCTCCGTCGAACTGGCGCCAGCAGCAAGATAAACTCTTGAGACGTTCGCGGTACCCGTCGTCGCGGAGAAAATGACAGGGTCAGATGGCGAATCCGCGTCAAGCCTGTAAACCGCGGCGACATACACTTCGTCCACCGCTCTGGCTATCGATAGCGCACTACTAGGCGCGTCTAAATAGTCGTCGACGCCATCGAAGGTGACCGCACGTAGCCCGTTGATGGCCGCCGCAGATTCGGCGGGCTGCCGAGTCGTAGCCGCTTGCGCGAAGTGTCGGCCGTTACCGCTTCTGTCATCCCACACATGCACGCCGTACTGAAGCGTTACGTCTGATTCCGGCGCAAGCCAGACCCCAGGCGGTGTTGACAGATGCTCTGGGGTCCACAGCTCAACCGGCGCCGCTTCGCCAACCGTTCCACCGAGAGCGATGTCAAGCGATGAACCCAGCGAATCCGTGACCCGCAGCGTGATGTCCCAGGACTCTTCGGTCGTCGGCGTGCCGGAGAACTCGATGTCAGCGCCGGAAAGCGCAACCGCAGCCCCCGCCGGCAGCTCCCCGGCGTGCACGCTAAGGCTGTACACCCCGCTACCGCCGGTGACAGTCAGCGTGTCGCTGATCGCCGAGCCGACGTGCCATGTACTGAGGTCGCCGCTGTAGCTCAAAGGCAGCGCGACGACGCGGATCCAGAAGGTTCTCTCCACCGCCTGCCTGGACCCGAGGTCGAGCAGACGCAAGGTGACGCTGTAGGGGCTGCCGCTCGGGTCGAGTACTTCGGACGCGGCCAGCGATGCGACACCGTCGATCACCGTGAGCGAGGTGTCCCATTCGGCTGGCAGGGTGCTATCGATCAGCATCCAGCGGGCGATGCCGACATGCCCTGCCGCAGCAAACTCGACATGCCCGGCCGCGCCCACTGTCTGCGGATACACCCGTGGCACGATCGTCAGCGGTGCTCCGATGGTGAGCAGGATCGGTGACATCAGCGCCACGCCTCAAGCGGCTTAGCGCGTGCACTGCGGCTGCCGGTGCCGGTGTAGCCGCCGCTGTCGCGCGATAGCGCGACGGCCAGCGCGTCTACGGCGTCGCGCACCCCTGCAGTGGCGTCTGCAGTGTCTTCTGCAGCTGCGGGCAGGCTGTCTACAAGGGCCCCAAGCAGCGCTCGCACGTCACGCAGGAGTGCTGTCTGCTCTGCGCTGTCAGGAGATTCGATGTGCTGGCGACCGCTTGTGCTCTCGTAGACATCTATAACTGGCTGCGTGTCGATGACAGGCTTAACAGGCGCGCCCGGGTCGATGCGCAGGCGGCCCTGCTCCCCGAAGATCTCGCGCAGTCCGTCCAGGTGCTCGTTGAACACGCTGCGCAGCTGCTGCGCCATGTCGGCAACGTCGTAGCTGTTCGCCTGCAGCGCCGCGATGTAGGCGTCGAGGGCCTCGACGCTGTCGAGGCGCAGGTCCGCGGCGAAGTCGGCCAGCGTTGCGCGATCGCCGACCAGGCTGCGGAACACGTCCTCGATCGACTCGCCGGTTGCGCCGGCGATATCGGCAACCGTCTGCGCAAGGTCCTGGGCCTGGCCGAACCGCTGCAGCTGAGACTGCTCCTGCAGGAGGCGCTCGCGCTCGGCCTGCAGCTGAGCCATGCGCGCGGCATTGGGATCACCACCACCGCCGCCGGCGATGATGTCGCCGCCCTGCGGGTTGCGTCCGGCAGCCGACACGATCGACTGCACCTCGGCGAACACACGGTTGTAATCGCTACCGCTGGCGAAGAGCCGGTCGGCGATTTCCAGCACTTCGTCGGCGCTGGCCTGTCCCGTTCTCAGCGCCTGCAGCGCCAGATCCAGCTTCTCGCGGTCCTTGAGCGGCGACCGATCACCGATCAGCAGGCGCGTCGCGGCATCCGCCTGCTCAGCGACATCGCGGATCGCATTGCCGAACCGATTGATCGATCCCGAGGTTGCGGCCGACGACGACTGCAGCGCGGCAATCTGCGCGTCGATGTCGGACAGCGCGGAGCCATACAGTTCGGCGGCCTGCTGGCGCCCGGCGTCCATCAGCTGGGCCAGCGCCTGGGCCGCCTGGGCCGCGGCCAGCGTGTGGGCGTCTGCAAGGTCCTGCTCGGCCGCCGCCTGCAGGCCCGCCTCGCGCGCGGTACGGTTGAGAGTGTCGATGTTCTGTCGCAGCTGGCGGGCGATACCGGCCAGCGCGCGCTGGAACTCGCTGGCGCCAAGGTCCGCCAGGCTGCTGCGGATGCCCTCTGCGGTCTGCGCGTACGACTCAGCAGCGCGCTCCTGGAACTCAACGAGCTCGATCACGATGTCCTGCTGCTGGCCGAGGGTGGCGTTGTAGGCCGCCTGCGCCTCGGTCAGCAGGCCGAGGGCAGCCGCAGCCTCCAGGTACTGCACCCGCTGCGCGGCCGACAGCGATTCGAAGATCGCCTCGAACTCCGCGCGGAATCGATCGCGGCCACCAGGGCCAAGGTAGTCGGCGACGTTGAGGCCGATGTCCGCGAACTCGCTCTCAGCCCCGCTGCGCGCCTGCGTCAGGCGCGCGAGCGCGCGCTCGCCATCGGTGTAGAAGTTCTCGAAGAAGGCATCCCACAGCGCTTGCGCCCGTTCCGGGCTGCCTGCCTGCTCGGCCAGCTCGGCGGCCTGGCGCACGATCTGCTCGCGCGTGCCGTCCAGGCTGACACCCATCAGCACCAGTGCGGTGTCCATCGAGAGCGCTGCTTGGGCGATGCGCTGGTACGTCTCGGCCACGCGCTCGCCGGCGAAGCCAAACTCAGTGATCAGGGTCAAGGCCGAATCGAGGGAGTCGGTCACTAGATCGGCGTCCTGGGCGAGCCGGTCCAGTGCGAGGATGTCGCCGAGCGCCTGCACTCTGGATTGCAGGTCGGTCGAGAAGTCCTCGACAAACCCCGCGATCCGCGGACCGAACTCTTCGAGAACGACATCGAGCCGGCCGATCAGCACTTCCTCCAGTGTCTCGCCGACGCCAGTCCAGCGCGCCAGGCGCGCCTGCACTGCGGACAGCTGCTCATCGCTGAGTAGCGACGCGAGCGCACGGTCGAACTCGGTGACAGCGTTGAGCACATCCAACGAATACGGCGACTGATCACCGGAGGTGCGCACCTGCAGCGATCCGAGATCGGTGCGACCGTTCTGCTCAGCTCGGCGGACACTACTGCCAATTGAGATGCGCGTGGAATCCGGCCCGCCGTCGAACAGGCCTCCAAGCAGGCCACCCAATACGCTGCCGATTGCGCCGACGATGGGATTGCCTTGACTCAAGGCAAGACCGAACGCGTTGCCCAGAGAAGATCCGATCTGCGCTCCCTGTCCTCCGCCGCCAGCAATCGTGCCCACTGCAACACCGATCTGCCCAACCAGCTCGTTGATCGCTCCGCCGCGCTCCGTCAGCTTCGACACTGCGGCACCAAAGCTGCCCGTCTCGCGCACCAGATCAGCAAAGCCGCCGGCGATGTCCTGGATAGCAGCAGTACCGGCGGAGCGAAAGGCATCCCATACCGACGCGCCACTGCTTACTTCGCGCGCCGCACTATCGAACAGGTTCGAGATCCCACCGAACACTGTATTGCGCGCCGAGTCGATTCGCGCCGCACGCTGCCGCTCGGCGATCAGATCAGCCAGCGTCGCGATCTCGTCCTGGTAGGCGCGAATCTGCTCGTCGGTCATACCCCGGGTGAGCTGGCGGATGGCCGACTCGATCTCCAGCTGGTCGACGAGTTGCTCACGCGCGCGCCCGCTCTGCCGAAGTACTTCGATTGCCTCGCGCTCGGAGCGGATGGCGTCGGCGAAGACATCCTCCTGCTCGCGCGCACTCTCGGTGTTGCGCCGATGCTGCTCCTCGACAATCTCCAGGGCACGGTAATAGTCGAGCGCTGCAATGCCGCCGTCCTCGAACCGCAGCTCAAGGTCACGCAACGTCCGCTCGTACTGGATCTGCGCCGCCTGCACTGGGCCAGCGATGGAGGCCTCCATCTGCATCAGCGTGTCCGTGAACTCGGCCTGCGCCTTGCGCATCTGCTCGCTGGCTCGCACCTGGGCCTTCAGCGCCGCTTCGTTCTCCTTGCCCGCCGCGGTGTTCTGACGGCGGGCGATGGTGCCCGCACGGTCAGCCTCTGCCAGATCGCGCTTGGCCCGCAGCTGCAGGAGGATTGCGTCGCGCTCAGCCAGCGCAGCCTCTATGGCCTGATCGACGGATTCCTTGCGGGCCTTCGCTTGAGCTTCGATCTGCGCCAACGCCTGCGCATCGCCGGGTTGTTGGCCGACACTGGCGAAGTCAGGCTGCAGCAGCTCCCGCAGCAGTGGCACCTGCTGACCCAGCGCGACCTTGAAGGCTTCCCAGCTGCCGTCCAAGTTCACGAACAGCGCCTTCCAGCCTTCCTCCATCGTGATGAGCAGCTTGTCCCACTCGCCCAGCACGATCGTCACCGCGGTGCGCACCGACACCGGAAAGATCGACAGCTCATCAATGGCTGCCGAGATGGTGTCGCCGAAGCGATCGCCGAACAGATCAAAGAACGCCCCAACGGCATCGGAGGATTCCCCCGCGACCCTCTGCCAGGCCTCGCCAAAGGCCTCGACTCGTTGCGGCAGCGTCTCGATGAACTCTGCCAGCTCCTGCAGCCCAGCACCGATGGTGACGGTGGCGCCGGTGGCCTGCGAGATCTCGCCCAGGGCGCGCGTGGCAGCGTTGACGACGTTCTGCCAGCCGCGGCCAGCAGTGACCTCCAGACGGGCGAACTCGGCGTCGATCGTGTCGCCCTGCTTGAGGATGGCGTCGATGATCACGTCGGCGGTGATCTGACCCTGCTCGGCCATCTCGCGCAGCTCGCCGCGGGTCTTGCCCAGGGATTCGCCCAACGCATCCGCCAGGCGCGGGGCACCCTCCATGACGCTGTTGAACTCATCGCCCCGCAGGGCCCCGGCCGAGAGCCCCTGCGACAGCTGGATGATGGCGGCCGAGGCCGTTGCGGCCTCGGTGCCGCTGATCTGGAAGGTCTTGTTGATCAGTTCGGTAGTGCGCAGGGCATCGGCCTGCGAGCGGCCCAGGGTGTCGGTCGCCTGCTGCATGCGCCCGTAGAGCGTGGCGGTGCTCTCCAGGGCGGTGAAGGTGCGCTGTGAGATTTCGTAGCTGCGATCGCGTGCCGCGGCGTAGCGCTCTTCGCTCTTGGTCACCAACTCCAGCCGCGACTGGATGTTGATGTACTGGTCGGCCAGCCGCGAGGCCTGATTGATTGCAGCAGCGGCAATGACCGTGCGGATGACGTTACTGGCTTCGCGCGCCCGATCGGCGAGGCGGCCCGTGCTGCGCTCGGCGCGGTCGGCGCTGGCGCTGTAGCCACCCAGGCCGCTGCGCGCCTTGCCGGCGGCGCCCTGCATGTCGTCGAGCGCCTTCTTGCCCTCCTGGCCTGCCCGCTTGAGCCCGGCGGCTTCGCCGCGGAGTCGCATCGTGACGTTCATATCGGTCATTTGCGTCGGGCTCGTTCGGCGCCGCGTTGGGCGTTGTGGTTGTGTCGGGCGGCGACGACGCGGGCCATGAACTGCACGTCGTCGGCTACGTCCGCCCGGTCACGCCTGGGCACCAGGCCGATGCGACAAGCCGCTTCGACCTCCAGCGCAGAGATGCCCTGCCAGGTCGCGCCCATGCCACCGACCACGCTGGGCTGGCAGCGCTCCCAGGTCTCGACGGCGGTGAGGTTGCATGACCACACCTCAACTTCGAGGATGCCCGGCTCGTCGGTGGATTCCCTGTGTCCCGATTCCCAAGCGCGCGCATCGACACGCGCGCTGGGGTCCTCGGGGCGTTCTTCCTCGGCATCGTCGTCGTGGAGCGGCAGGCCGCTGAGGATCAGCGCCGCCGATTGGAGTTTTTTCGGCGGGCTTCCCCGTACTGCGCGAAGTAGCCGTCCACGATCGCGCCGAGGATCCACATCGAGTAGCGGCCTTCCAGCGCCTCCTTGAAAGCGTCCTCGCCGACCAGCGGCGCATCGGTCTCCGGGTGGCCCAGGCCATGGATGCCCTTCACCACGCGGCGGAGGTACTCCTCATCGGTGAGGCCCTCTTCGCTGAGCTGCTTGATCTCAGGCTTCGTGCGCACCACCGCGTCGCACATGATGAAGCCTTCCAGCTCCGGCTTGTCCGGCGGCAGCGCCAGCTGGATCTTCATGGGGAAGGTCTCAACGATCTTCTTGGTGCTGAAGGTGGTCTGCTGTTCGCTCATGGCGAAACTCCTTGCTGTAGTGGGGTGGTCAAGCGAGCCGGGCGCCGCTCACGCGCGCGCCCGGCCGGTGCTGCTGTCGCGGCCCTCGGATCAGGCGGTGATCTCGACTTCGAACTCCTTGGTGGCCACCTTCGGCGTGCCGGCGGTCGAATCGGTCGCGCGGATGGTGAAGGTGTAGGTACCTGCCGCGGTCGGCGTGCCCTCCGGCAGGCCGGTGGCGCCGTTCAGCGTCAGCCCGGTCGGCAGGGTGCCGGCCGAGATGTCGTAGGTCACCGGACCCTCGTACTCGCCGGAGAGCGTCAGCACGCCGCCAGCGTCGTAGGGCGTGCTCTCGACACCGTCGTCGAGGGTGCCGTTGATCGCGAACACGCTGTCGCCGAACTCGATGTAGAACTCGTCGTTCCCGCTGCTCGTCGGCAGGCACGGCCCGCCCAGCTCCCAGCCGAACTTCTGGGCGCCGATCTCGGCCTCGGCATAGGTGCGCACCTTGCCGCGGATGCCCAGCTCGACGTAGAGCCCGTTGCTGCTGTAGAGCCGCGTCTGGATCTCGATGATGTTGCCGTTGAGCCGGACGTTGCGCGGGTTGAAGTCGGCGAGCGCGGTGCGGGCGATGGTGCTGGTCCAGGCGGCGACGCGATCGTCGATCGAGTTCTCGCGCTTCTCGGTGTACTGGTCGGACTGCAGCTGCCCGTTCGGCTGGATGCCCAGCATCTTCGACCAGACGTGCAACCATGTGCCGCCGTCGACGCGCAGGCGCTGCCGGCTGTTGGCAGCCGACATCACGGGACCGACCGAGCTGGGCACGGTCACCGCCTCGACATCGTCCTCTTCCAGATCGTCGATGTAGCCCTGCAGGCGAGCGGTGGCCCGAGCACGGCGATCGATCTCCAGCATGATCTCGTTGAGCAGACCACGCGCGTCGAAGATCTCCTTGAACAGCCCGGACTGCCACCAGTGCGCCGTGACCATCTCGAAGTCCTGGCTGATTGGCGTGTAGCGCGTGGTGCGGGCGCCGGCGTTGAGCGTGCGGGCCATGCCGGCCGCGCGCAGCACCACATCCACCTCCGGAATGCCGTTCGTGGGGTCGCCTGGCGCCGAGGGCGGGATCAGGCGGATCTCGCCCTCGACGAAGGCGCGCTCGTTCGATGCCGCGAAGTCCTCGCCGCTGAAGAACGGACGGTCCGGGTTGTCCGGGTTCTCGTCGACCTCGATGCCGCTGCGGCCGTCGTACATGCGGAATCCGTGGGTGGCCGGGTTGACGGTTTCCGGGGTGCCGGCGACGGCCTGGATCGCAGCGGCGATCGCACGGCGGCGGAAGAAATTCAGTGCGGGCTGCGTCATGGGGTCGACCTCACTTCTTCTTGCTGGTGGACTTCTTGGCTGCCGCCCGCTTTGCGGCCGGCTTGCTCGGCGCGATCGGCGGGGCGGCGGTCGGTGTGGTGGCTTCCGGCAGTGCGTCGTCGGCGACCAGGTGGCCGCGGCGATCGACACTGAAAATGCCGCCGCGATTGGGGGTGTTCCTCATGGCTCGATGCTCCCTGAGTAGATCCAGTTGGCGCGGTAGATCAGCTGGCTCACCAGCCAGCTGCCGTGGGTGAACTGATCGCGGTCGCCAAGCTGGTAGAGCGCGTCGACGGCGTCATCCGGCGACCAGCCGCTGAGCCGCGCGTCGATCGCTTCCTTCACCTCGCGGCGCGCACGCAGCGCAGCCTCCGGCCCGCCGGCATTCCGGACCCACAGCACGAGCTGCACGGCGGTCTGCCGTCCGCCCTGGATCTGCTCGCCGGACAGCTCGCTCTGGCTGCCGGTGGTGCCGAAGGACACGAACAGGGCCGGCGCATTGCGCGGCGGTGTTTCCATCGCTTCCTTCAGGTCCGGCGCGAGTCCGAGCAGCGCGATCGCGCTGACGCCCTGCAGGCGCTGGATGACGGCGTCTTCGGGGAAGGCGAGCACGGTCAGTAGTCCGCCAGGCTGTTGCGGTCGAACACGCGCTCGTCGGCGCAGTAGCTCGGACCGCTGCCAGAGGCGCCAGGCGTGGCCGGCGCCAGAGGGTCATCGGCGCCCAGGGAGAGCTTGCCGTCCGCGACCAGCTGCAGCGCACGCAGCGCGTCCCGGTAGTCGCGCTCGACGCGGCCCGTTTCCTCGTTCGTCCGATCGCGCTGCAGGTTGAGGTGGTAGCGCGCGATCGCGCGCGCCCAGACCGTCAGCACCGGGAACTGCAGAATGTTGATCGGCAGCACGTAGCCGCGCTGGCGCAGGCGCGCATCACACTCGGAGTCGGCCAGATCAATCGCCTGGTTGATCGAGGCCAGCATGGCGTCAGCCACCTCGATCTCGTCGGCCGTCCAGCTGCTGCGGTCGGCGCCGCTGATCGTCGCCGCCATCAGCTCGGGCGATGCCACGCCGCCCAGCTCGGTCAGCTCCTTCAGAGCGCCCGGCGCGGCGGCAAGCTGGCTGGCAGTGACGTAGGACATAGCGGGTTACTTCGCCTTCTTGCTGGTGGTCTTGCCCGCGGTCTTCGTCGCCGGCTGCTTGGCACTGCCAGCCGGCGCTTGCTTGGGCGCTGCCGCCTCGGTCTTCTCTGCCGAGGAAGCGGTGCCGCCGGCCTCGCCGGCGGCATCAGAACGCCCGCTCTCGTCGCGGGGGTTGTTCGATGCGGCGCCCGCCTGGCTGCCGGCGTCGTCGGCCTTGGGCGCCTTGCTCTGCTCGCCGGTCTTCGAGGATTCGTCGTCGGTGGCGCCCAGCGGCGCAACGATGCCGCGCGCCTCAAGGGCCTCGCCCACGGCCACCGGCAAGTTCACCGACCCGCTCTTGGTGACGCGACCCGCGAACTTGATCGGGCTCAGCACCTCGAACCGGCGCAGCTCGCCCTGGTCTTCGGTGGCCTTCTTAAACTTTGCCATGGTGAAACTCCATGCTGTGCCGGTCGATCAAGGATCGGGGCGGCGGCGCATCGCACCGCCGCCCCTACCTCACCGCACCACTCCCACCGAGCGTCGGGTTAGGCGGCGGCGCCACCTGCGTCCTGGATCAGGTACATCGCGGTCATGCCGCTCAGCACCGGGGTGTTGTCGAAGGTGACTGGATAGATCCAGCTCTTCGCGCCGTTGTCGCGGTAGGGCTCTTCCACCATCGGCATGCCCTCGATGGCGTAGGTGTAGCCGCAGCTGGGTTCCTCGGCGTTGAGCACGCCGAGGTCGCCGTTGCCCTGGGCTGCGTAGCCCAGCACCACGTCGTCGCCCCACACGTCACCGAAGGCGTCGTCGGCCTCGGCGGCGGCGACTGCGGCGCCCACCACCACGCGCTCGATGCCCCACATCGCGGACAGGATCTCGGCGGTCGGCGTGTCGCGGCCGGTGTACTTCAGGCGATCGAGGATCTGCGGGTTGAAGCGCAGGGCGCTCATCGCCTTGGCGCTCACCAGGGCCACGTTCGGATAGACACCGATCGATGCGCGGATCGCTTCCTTCCCGGCCTCGATGTCAGCGTTCGGCGTCGACGAGCTGCCGGTCCAGCGGTCGCCGCCCGCCAGCGCCACCTTGTGGTCGCTGTCATAGTTGGACGCGTTGAGCGCGAGGGCTGCGCAGCGCACCTCATGCTCCAGGAGCAGTGCGCGCATCGGCGTGTTCACGGCGCGAGCCGCGAGATCGATGCCCGGCACTGCGATCCCGTCCCGGCGGTGCTCGTCAGCGACGTAGCCTTCCAGTGAGTGCGAGCTGATCGAGTAGTCGCGACCGGCGTAGCCGAACTGGATGCGCTTGGTCTTGGTGCCCGGCGCGCGCTGGGTGTTGTAGGCGCGGAAGGCGCTCTTGTCGAACTCGATGACCTTGCCGCCGTAGGCAGCGACGTAGGCGACCGGGAACAGCGCAGAGCCCACCAGCTGCTGCTGGCGATACCCACGCGCGTGGCGGGAAAGGATCGGATCGACAACGCGAACCTGGGCTTGACTCTGCATAGCGGTGCTCCGTAGCTACAGGTGGGAAAGCGGTGCCGGCGCCGTCAGGCGACGGGCTTCAGCAGCAGGACTTCGACGTACCGGTCTTCGCCGCCGGACGCCTCCAGCGCCTGGGCGAGCACCGGGCTCGGCGTGGACCAGGTGACCAGCAGCGCGTCGCCCGTGGTGTTGGTGCCGCCGGCGTTGGTGATCTCGTCGTCGTCGCTGATCGAGAACTCGGCGGTCAGATCGTCCAGGTCGACGTTGGCGGCCGTCGCGTCGCGGTTGAGCCGCGCCACGCTGATCAGCCGGTCGGTGGCCAGCACGCCGGTGAGCACCAGCGCGCCGGCTGCGCCGCCGTCGATCACCGCCTGGCGCACGCCGCTGTCCGTGGCGAGCACGGCCTTGCCGTTGGCATCGCTGGACAGATAAGCGCCCTTGCCGAACACACCGCCGGTCTGGACGATGGCGGTGCCGATCACGTCGACGGCGATCGCGTCGCCGATGGCGCCGTCGTGTTTGCCGACGCCGATGGCGTCACCACCGGCGGCAGCATGCTCGCCGTCGAGCGTGAGGAAGCGATGGGCGCTGACGATGGCGGTGGCAAGCACCGTGAGCGCGAGAAGGGGCGAGGACTGGCGCATGGCAGGCTCCGTAGTGGTGATCGGGATCGGGTGGGATCAGCCGCCGACCGCGCGGACGGCGTCCAGGTAGGACGTGTTCGGGTTCTGGCGCATGTAGGCCTGGGCCTTGGCGTCCAGTTCGAGCTTCTCGCGGTTGACCATCGAGTCGCGCGGCGCGGCGAAGTCGATGCCGCCGCCGACGCCGTCGCGGTCATCGCGGGAACGCTCAGCGAAGTCGACCTGCACCGGCAGCGTCTTCAGGAATCCGCGCAGTGCGTCGGCGGCGCCGGTCTTGACCTGGTTGCCGTCCGCCGCGGCGAACTCCAGCGTGGCCGGCGCCGTCTGCAGCTGGGCAAGCAGCTCGACGATGGCCGGCTGGTCGCGCGGCAGCAGGCGGCCCTCCTTGACCAGGGCGGCGGCGAACTCGATCACCTCGGCGCGAGCGGCCTTGCCTTCCTGTTCGCGGAGCTTGGCTTCGCGGGCGGCGATGTCCTGCTCGCGGGTGGTCAGTGCGGCATCACGCGCGGCGAAGTCGGCAGTCTTGCTCGGGTCCATGGTCGGCTCCGGTGTGGGCTGGGTGGCAAAGGAGGCGGCCGGGGTCGGCTCACGCGCGGCCTCGGCGATGGAATCGATGGTGTAGCTGGGGATCAGCTGATCGGCGCGCTCGACGCCGTCGCGGGCCAGAACGTCTTCGCGGACGCGGCGGAACAGATCGGCGATGGAGCGGAACACCCACCACACGTTTGGCGCGGCGAACTCGACCGTCGCGAACTGCTCGCCGGCCGCGAAGCTGGCATCGCGCAGGCCGGCTACGGCCGGCGGCGCGGCGCCCAGGAACCCGATGTGGCGCAGGTAGAACTCGCCCGGCGTCGGGTTGCCCGGAGACTCCGGGCGGAAGAAGGAAGCCGAGCGCTTCTTGAAGCGCCCTGTGCGCACCATGTCGGCGAACGCGTCATCGACCTGGTGCGGCTGCGCAAACAGCAGGTCGCCCTCGGCGCGCAGGTGCTTGGCCCAGCCGTAGGCCGGCGCGTTGGTCTGCGGATGCCCCACCACCAGCGGCGCCTCGCCCTTGCTCGGGTCGTAGCGCTCGGCGATCGCGGCCAGGTCAGCGGCGGTGATGGTGACCTTCGACCCGTCCATCGCCGTATGCGTGCCGGCGCGGAAGATCTCGATCTCGGTGGGCTGGGGCTGGTCCATGGGCGCATCGTGGTGATGCGCCGCGGTGGAGTCTTGGGGCCTAGTTCACAGGGACCGTTGCCAGCAAGGAACCAGCTGAGCCTAATCGTCGGCAGCGTCCGCCATGTCATCATCCCTGATGATCTCTAGGATGGTGATTTGCTGCGGCCGCATCGAATTGGTGCGCCCGTCCATGCGGTAGAGAACCTCCACGTCAGCACGGATCGAGAACCGACCGGCGAGGTCGCCTACGTCTATGCCCTCTCCGAGCACCAGACGCACGCGGCGGTCGATCAGCCCGGGAATCAGAGCCGCCCAACCCCGGCTCGCCGAGTCCAGGTCTTGAGCGCGAATCTGAAGATCGACATCCCGATAGATGGTCTCCGACTCGAATGGGTCCTGCGCGAGATCGCTCGGCGAGACGGTGATCACATCGGATGGGATCGTAACTGCGGCGCCGTTGCCCAGCTGGATGCTGGAGCCTGGCTCGCGCTTGGCTGGGGCAATAGCGTCCACCGCATCACGAGCGAGTCTCTTTCTCTGGGTACCTGCCACGTCGCTGATGATCCGCCCGATTTCTTCTGGGGATTTGCCGAAAACGTCGGCGCCGATGTTCACGATCGTGATGTCATTGGCCCGGATAAGCGCCTGGCCTTCTTCAGAGGTGCCGGCCATCTGGCCTGCGTAATAGATTCCGGCGCTCAACAGCAGCGCCAGGACAACACTCACAGCAGTCGCTTTCTGAACCGGGCTCATAGAGCTCCCCCACTTGTCGACAACGCCCTTGATGGCACCCCGCAGTTCGCCCTTGTGTAGTTTCTCGATGAACCGGTCATAGGACTTCTCATCCCCAAACACCACTCGACAAACGAAGCTTTCCTTGAACGAACCGTCCTCGAATCCCTCGACGAGCAGCTCGACGTTCAGGACGTTGGTATCGGCCAACTCCGAAAGGGCTCGGGGAACCAGGTTATTCGCGATCCGTTCCAATGCGCGGAGGGATGCGATGACATCGGCAATGGGCAGGGGGCCGTGGTTGGAGTACTCGACGGTCTCCTCTAGCTCTAGCACTGGGAATGGCACAGTTGGGCTTCCGATTGGGATGGTGGTAGCTAGGTGTCCCAAGCATGCCATCTATCCCATGCGCAGAGATAACCGGCCCTGCGGGCCCCACATGACCCCTCATCGCCGCGTTAAACGCGTTACGCGCGCCTCAGGCGCCCGACCTTCGGGCTTCGTCGGGCCAGCACCGCGCTCAGGGGGGGTGAACGGCGCCACGGGCGATTCAGGCGGCGGCCTTGTCCGGGCCGGATTCATCCGTCCCGAACAGGTCCAGCTGGTTGTCGCAGTGGTCGCGGCGGGTGGCGCGGGCGAGCAGCTTGCGCATGCCGCGCTCGGTCATCCCGTAGACGCTGGCCAGCTCGCGCACCAGGGCGCCGTGGCGGTAGCGCTCCAGGATCTCCTTCTCGCGCTGGCTGAGGCGGTAGGCGTGGTCCTTCGGGATGCTCACCACCTGGCCGCCCCAATGCTGGGCGAGGTGATCGACGCAGGCGCAGCTCACGTGTTCGGCCTGAGCCTTCTCGATGCCGAGGTCCTCCATCACGGCCAGCATCTGGTCGTGCATGTCGGCGAGCAGCTCGGCGCGCAGCTGCTCCATCGTGATGTGGCTCATGCGGCGTCTCCTTTCGCGCGCTGGATGGCCTGCGCGATGTGGGCGTCGTGTTGCGGCTGGGTCATGCCGCCGACCGACAGCATGTGGGCGGCGTAGCGGCGGGCCTGGGTGACTGCATCCTCGGCCCGTGCGCCGGACACATCCGGGCGCCGGCC